ATGATCGACACCATTACCGTTCGGGGCTTTGTGGCCACGGACGTCAAGAGTTCAACCACCACCGGGGGAGTAGCAGCCGCTTCCTTCCGGATGGCGTCCAACGTGCGGCGCTTCGACCCGGCGACGCAGACCTGGGTCGACGGACACACCAATTGGTAGGTAATGACAAATAGTGCTACGAAAACAGCCCCTGCCGGGAGAAACAGGGGCTGTTGGTCTATTCGTCCCGATCTTCGGGAGGTTCGGTCTCCTGTTCGGTATCCGTGCACAGTGCACAGATGCCGGTGGGTAGGAATGGGTCGATATCGACGTGTGGTCCGGTGTGGTTCTTAGACATTGGGCGCACCTCCTACCGCGACGCCGGGTAGTGTGGTCGGCCATGGGTCGGTGGTCTGCCACGAGAAGGAACCTTGCCAAACCTGAGCGCAATTGCCTTAGCTTCCACCTGAGCCACAACCGGGACGGGTACGGTCACGAGGTCATCGGACAATAGCCACGCGGGGGGTGGAGTAAAGGTGACGGTGCCGGTAACGGCTGCATCGAAGACCGATGCGTCTGAAAAGTGGGCTGTGATAGCTCCTGTTGCTAGTGGCATGACAACCTACGCGTTCTGGATTTTGGTAACGCGTAGACGCGAACCAAACGTAACGCCTGTGGAGCTAGCTACATAAGCGTTCAGGACGGTGTTAGCCGGTAGGTAGAAGGTTCCGGAGAGTTGGACCTCAACGGCACCGTAAGTACCGGGACGGTTTTGGACTAGCAGTTTGGTCGCTGTGGTGGCATTCAGGATGCCCACGTCAACACTGCCCGGTGTCGAGGACGGCAGGTACATAAGTGTCAGCGTGTAGACGCCGGTCTCAAGAATCTTGAGGTTTCCAGCGGTCGTATCCGGAGCCACAAAAGTATTGTTGAAAGTCACGGATGTATCGGCTGTGAACGCGCCGAAGACAATACCGTTACCGGCTGGTGTGCCCAACTTAGCGACGGAAGTGAATTCAGCGTGACGTAGGCCTGCGGCCTTGGTGAGGGCAGCGTCTACCGACTCTGCGGTTTGCTGCATGACTACAGGCACGTTCGGTGCGACCGAGCCGGATGTGTAAGAGATGAGGTGTTTTAGTGTTGCTGGCATTGCATTGCTTTCTATGAGTTACAGGTTGTTTTCGATTTCGATATCCTGCGGCTGACGGAGCCGTACGGACATGGAGCCGGATGGGAAGTTGAAGTAAACGGCGGATACCAACAGGCGTTCTTGTTCGCCTTCGGGCAGGGTTGCGGTGACGGTCTGCGCTGGGCGGAGCCAGTACGCGGAGATTGAGTTCAAAACGAAGCTGCGGCCACGGCGGGACATTGCTTTGAGTGCTGCGGTTGCCGCTGCATCTGCCTGTCCTTGAGTGGCTGGCTTATCCTTTTCAAGGAATACGGAGTTGTAACCGATTTCCCCAAGAGAGAAAGGCCCTGCTGCGATGTACGCGTGGCCGTAAACGGTTTGTTCGTTGCCGTTGATATCGCGCCACCTGTAGCGAATACAGACAGCGTTTTTGAAGTTGTCCCGCGAAGTGACCGAGTTGGTTTCGGTGAGGATTCCACCGCCACCAGTTGTCATGTTCAGGGCTGTGTCAGACACGAGCGCCTGAGGCTTGGCAATGCGCCACGTACGGTCAGAATCGACGTAGACCGACACACCGGCACGAGCTGCGGACTCCGCTATGAGGTCCCAACCGGACTGCCCCGGCTCCTGTACCAGACCTGCAACGGCTTCGAATCCGAATGAGTTCGGGTATTCCGACACAACAGGGGGCAATTCCCCGCCGATAGTCCCGATAAGGACGTGATATTTGACGGCATCGAGGAGGTTCGATTGCGGCGGCTGGCTATCCCACGCGAGACGTTTGTAGTCCATCGTCAGGCCCTCGTCGGACCAGAGCGAAAGAACCATACGGTTGGACGGTCTGCGGATTTCACGGCTGCGTACGTGGAGATCGGCGAGGAGTTGCACGTCCTCCTCGACACTGTCGTACTTGTAGCCTGCCCAGATCTTTACGCGGAACGTACGGCGTGCGTCGAGTGCGTCCAGAACCGTTTTATCGGTCGGGATTTTGCACGTAAGTGTCGCCTGAATGCGAGGTGCGCGTGAGTCGTCAAACTCCACGGAACCGTCTTCTACGTCCAGCTCAACAGGCGCGGCACCGTCTGGATATGCGGTTGCGGTGATGATGTGACGCGCTGAAAAGCGGATGCGCTCTTCGGCGTCTGGTGCGTAAGGTTTGGTGCTCATAATGTGTCCTGAATGGTGAGGTCATCGAAGTTTGCGAATGCTGCGGCTACGGCATCGAAAGAGCTGTAGCTAGAGGCCAGGGCATCGAACGTCCAGCCCAGAGCGCCAGCAAGGTTTCCGTAGGGACGGGCAACCTCTTGGTAGCTGACGGCCATGCGGAACTTCGTTGCGTCGCCCTGTACTGAGTACGGGCTAACGTCGATTCCGGTGGCTGTGAAATACATATCCATGCCGGGAACGGTCTGCTTCAGCAGCACGGCTTCCCCACGGTCGAAAACGCGCACAAGACGGTTTGCATCGGTGAGCGAATCAGTCCAGATTTCAAGGGAGCCGGTACGGGTACCGAGCTTGCCCATTACGACAATCGGATCGCTACGGCCAATGATCGTATGGAGAGTGGAGTTAGTTTCGCGGCCTGCTGAGTAGTCAGTGATTGTGGAAACTGGCTCGGAGTAGTTCGGTGCGATAGGTACCAGTAGCCATGCCGAATCCAGCATCAAAGTAGCCGTAGCTGTGGCTGTATCTGCGGTCGTGGTGACTGTGTAGGAGTTCGGTCCTACAGCGCCCTCGTAGTCTGTGACAATGGTGACGCCGGTAGTTGCAGATGGAATCTGCCCTGCGGCTACTCGTACGGACTCGACGCCGTTAGCATTGCTGCGGGTAATGGAACGGATAGAGCCGGTCTGGGTGATTTCAAGGACGATAGCGCCCGTTGCGGTGTTTGGAGTTGCGGTAATTGTGGTCATGATTAGGGCAGCGCGATTGCCTGCCCGCCTCCTCTCGGGGCTACGTCAACGAAGATTTTGCGGCCTTGTTGGGACCAAAAGTATTTGTCCATCGAAGTACCATCTGGCTGAAGGGTGACCGGAATTGTCCGGCCCTTTTGCAGCTCGAATAGCTTCTGTTCGGCATCGGTTTTATTGAGCTGAACCTCGGTCTTCACAACCGGAGGAGTCTTGAGAATCGTGTCGATAAACTTCTGAGCTGCGTCACGGTTGCTGTTAAAGGCAGGCAGCACTTGATTGATGAGAGTGTCTTTTTGCGCGTTGAACTTGGCGGTTACGTCGGTGACGTTTCCACCTGCGGCAAGCTGATCCTCTGCGAGCTGGCGAATACTGTCCGCTTGATCCATCACGGCGCGTTGGTTCTCGCGGCCTTTGCTGGTATTGATATCGAGCGTCGCGCCGTTCTGCGTGAACTTCTCGTTCAGACCGTCCACGGAATCCATGTAGTCCAGCTCAGAATCGATTGCGGAACGCTGTGCACCTTCGAGTTCGCGGGTAGCGTCTAGGCGCTCCTGCTGCGCGTTTTTGAGGTCCTCTTCGTACTGTGTGTGCTTCTCGACAGCTTCGGCAGATTCGCCCATAGCGTCCGTGTAGTAGGCGTTTGCGTCAGCAGCTCGACCGTTATTCTTGGTCTCCTCTTCGAGGGCATCACGAAGCTCCTGTCCAGCATCTACGCGGGCCTTGATAGCTTTACCGTCGTCGTTATAAAGGACCGAACCACCTGCGAGCTGCGTCTGGTTTTTCTTCAGCTCTTCGCGGTCACGTGCTAGGGCCTCATCTAGTTTCTTGAGCGAATCCTGCGCTTTGTCAGAGTCGCCGCCGAATCCTTCAAAGATTTGTTTTGCGAGGTCCTTGTTACTACCAATAGCCTTTTTAACGCGCTCAATATTTGTTTCGGATTCGTCAGCCCACGGTGTAAGCCAGTTGTCCTCCTTGACCACGGCAAAGGCCATGTCCATGATTTTCCCGGCGAGGTCCGCATCATCGATCTTGCCGCCAGCTTCGTAGAATTCGCGTGCCAGCTCGGCTACTTTTTCGGTGGCTTCGTTGTTCGCTTCGGCTAGCTCCTGTGCGGCGGTGATCGCCAGACCAAGACCGGCAGCAGCGATAAGACCAGCAGCAGCGCCAGCAGGTCCAAAGCCAACAAAGGCGTTGGCCAATACCTCCTGAAGACCATCTGCAACATCTTCGATAGAACCGAAACTTGCTGCGGCCTCCTTGGCGGTCGAGGCGGACTCACCCTTGAGTTCTTCCATACCTTCACCGGCTTTGTCGGTACCGTCCTTAACGGACTTCCCGATGGACTTACCTACGCTGTCTGCCTTGGCGTCTACGTCAGCAAGGGCCTTAGTGAGGTCGCGGTCGATCTTCTTGGCCGCGTCATCCATATCGGATTCGATATTTTTAGCGGCCTTCTCCATATCATCTGAAAGTGACTTAGAGGTCTTATCGCCGGTCTTTTCAACATCCTTCAGCGAGTCTTCGATATTTTCGAGCGCGTCAGTGATCTGATCGGCACCCTTATCAGCATCGGCATCGATTTTGATGGGAATTTCAATTGGTTTTCCAGAAGGCATTTTTAACTCCCGTCAATGGTCTGGTGAATTCTTTTGGTTATGGTTTGAACTGATAGCGAAGTGATTCGCTTTATGGATGCTTTAGCGGCTGGATTGATGACGTAGCCGCCTTGGCGATACTGCGGAGATTGACGCGAGACTCGGCGTGTAACGGTGTGCGACTTGCCCTTGGGGCTACGTCGTCCGTATTTGGTGCGTGCGTTGGGATTCTTCGATCCGTACTCAGCGGAGTACAGGAGGAAGGAAGAGTTGGCCGCTGCGCCGCTGGAAAGCTTTCTGCCTGAGCCAGCAGCTCGGAGGATCATTGTTGATCCAGCCTTGACGGTGTTACCGGTTCGAAAGGTTCGCTGCGAGATGCGGTTAGCACCAAGACGCGAATTAACTTCCTGTTTCCAAATAGGACCGGCCTCGCTGCGCTGGTAGCGGCGGAGATCATTTTTGATCTCTTTCGGCAATGCGCGGAAACGCTTTTCGGCGGCAGTGAGGCCGGTCCTTTTGGCGGAGATCATTTAGACGCCGTTGACGATTACCGGCTGACCGGATACGGGGAACTCGGCTGAAGAGGTTGCAACGCCTACGCCGCCACCAAGGACGCTAGGAGCCTTGATAGTCGCGGTAAATGTGATCTTCTGGGTTGCGGTTCCGGTTGGCTGAATAACAACAACCTTGTTCTGTCCGTGAAGCGAAATAAGCTTCATCGTTAGAGTTGTGTTAGCTGTCAGGTCCTGTCCGAATTCAAGCGACGCGGACCAAATCAGTGCACCGGTAGAAGTCTGGACGTTTCCTGAAACAGGAATCCAAGTTGTGTCGGTCGAAGTGGTCGAAAGAGACGCGGAAGTAATGGCGTCTGAATAGTCAACACCGTCGATGGTGACAGTTTCTGTGGTGACATTTAGAACTTTGTGTGGAAGTGAAGGCATTTTGTGCCCCTTTCAATTAAGATTTGTAAGCGTTTTCGGTGGATACGGTTATCGAAATTTCGTAACCGATATAGGAATCGTTGAATGTTGCGCGTTCGGCGGTCGTCCAGTTGACGTTTCTAGTTCGTGTGAGGGTCCGCATTACCGCGTCCAGAGCTAGCTCTAGGGCTTCCTCAGCCGCTGCGGTGTCTTTCATCGGAGTGATGACAACAATGCGTAAGGATTCGGATAGTGCTGCGGCCTGCGGTGCGTTGGTTAGGGTTTCGCGGTAAACGTTTACCCAGACCTTTCCTCGTGCTAGGTTTTCCGGAGCATTCACCGGGTAGTCATGCACAAGGAAGAGCGGGTTATCGTCCCTAATCTCTTGAGCAATTAGGCTGCGGATTGCGATGCTCAATGTCCTAGCCTTCCGAGAGGAGAGGTCTTGGGACGGAGCAAATCGCGAGCGAGGAATACTAGCGGATAAGTCGGGACAACTTGCCCGTCGGAATCGAATTCGGTTCCCTTTGCGCCGTTCCCAGCCTGTGCCCAGATGTGTCGAGCTTGGAGGATTTCGGCGAGGAGATAAGCCCTCGGCACTGTTGCGCCGTCCGGAAGGGTGGGCGCATATGCAATGCACAGCGAATTAGCTGTGGACATAATTACGTCGAGCACTTCGGGGTTAACCGAGTCGGCTTCTTTCCAGATTTCAAAGATCAAAACTTGGTTTTCGTAGTTCCAATACATGCGCCCACCCTTTCTTTAGTAGGAGAAAATGAATTACGGAGTAGGAGGAAGGACCTTGACAATGGCCTTCTTTTCGTGCTCGACAAATGCGGTGTAGCCGAATACAGCTTCGTCAAATCCACCGTGGGAAACGTCTTCGGCTTCTACGCGAATAATCGATCCGAATTCGAAGAACTGAAGTGCGTTCTTGTGACCGACATAAACGGTGTTGGCTGGGAGATCGTTAGCAACAACAATCTGCATTCCGTCCATCGATCCATCAGCAAGGCCTAGGGAAGTGGTAAGGAACTTGAGGTTGTCGAACTCAGTGGTTAGAGCCATTTCGCGGTGTAGGTCAGCGGAAAGAATGGCGAACGTAGGAAGTTCGTTTGTTGTGGCCAGTACGGCAAGAGCGCCGTCTAGGATGCGGGAGAAGCCCGGAGCTACACCGGCAACGTATGCCTTGGCTGTGGTGTTGGTAGCCATAGCCTTGATGCGGTCTAGGACTCGCTTGTCAGAGAGCTTGGCGTAACCTTCGGTCTGCTTCTCGAAGAGGCTGCGGAGGAACTCAGCGTTACCAAAGTCGCGGAACTTGCGGTCAACCTTGACGCCGTGTGCACAACGTAGGGCCTCTTCGGAGTAGGCAACGGTTGTTACAGCGTTCGATGGAATCTCTGCAAGGTCACCGGCGTAGGTGTCAACGAGGAAGTCACCAACGAACTTAAAGCCTTCAACCTTCCAAGAGGTCAAGACGCCTGTGGATACGAGAGGAGCAAAGCGACGCTGGTAGCGTGCACCACTCCAAAGCTCACCAAGGAAGGCAGCCTGTTCGATCTTCGAGGTGTGGCCGGTGTGGGTGACCGGCGAGAGGGCAAAGGCGTTTGTTTCGCCTGCAAGCCCAGTGTCAATAAGGGCCTCACGTACACGTGCATCCTTGCGAGCTTCGGCAAGGGATTCGTAGGAAAGGGTTACGGCTGGCTGTGTAGGTGCTGGAACTGCATTTTCGTTCATGTTAAATCCATTCGGGTTTTCCTCTTCTGAGGATTCTTCGGGTGTTGTTAGTGGTGATTCCTCTTCGGAATCCTCTTCGGCTTCGGCCTCAGAAGTTGGTTCAAGTGCTGCATCAATTGCGTCAATTGAAGTTTTGATTTCTTCCAGCGCCGCTCTAATCTCTTCGTCCTCCGAGAAGGCCTGAATTAGTCGGGCTGAACCAAGCGCCGGATTGACACAGATACCGGCACCGGAAAGGGTGGCGGACGTAATGAGTCCGGTTGCTGGGGACATTTCGGACAGCTCCATGGAGATGCCTGTACGCAATCCTTCTTTTGCTTCGGTGAAGGTGTCGCGGCCTAGAGTTGTATCTGCAAGCGTTACGGTGCAGAAAAGTCCCTCGGACGTAGATTCGAAATTGGAGAGCTTGCCAATCGGGCGGAACTTATCGTGCTCGACGTTGACGATTGCGCCTTCAGCATTTGAGAAGTTGATACTTCCAGTGGAGAATGTAGCGTCACGGTCGCGAGCCTTTTCGCCATACGGTGCAAGTTTGTAGCGGAGTGTTCCGCGCTGTTCCGAGAAGCTAATTAGCTGTCCCGTTGAGAATGTTTCAGTCATAGTTAGTCCTCGTTTGGATTGGGCACGGTGCCCTTTGTGGTGTCATTAGGTGCGGTATCGAATGTCGAATAGTCGAAACGAACGCGTGTGCCGGGATTAGTCACGTCTGCTAGAGAAAGTCGGTCGGCAATTGGTTCGGTAAAGGACTTGATAGACAGTTCGAGGAGTTCCGATTTGTTTTGTAAGGTGCTGGAATAGGTGTCTGACGAACCGTCTGCGGCACCCTCCAAAAGCTCAGCCTTGATATTCAAGTGATTCGAGAGGTCTAGACGGATTGCATTCCTCGCGGAAGACATAAAGGTGTTGGCGTTATCGGATGCGCCGAATCCTTCAATGGAGATTCCGTAAGGGACATAAACCATTCCGCCGCGATTCGCAGTGAGTGAGTCGCGTAGGTCGTCCATTGCGTCTTGAACTTCTTCTTTGGTGTTTTCGGCACCTGCGACGGTTTCGCTGACCAAAGTGACAGGCTCGGCCACGGCTGCGCGGTTATTGATCGTGCGAGAAATGCTGGTGTATTGGCGCACGGAACTACGGGCCGAATCGAGGAAGCCGTTACCGGGAACTAGGCCGGAGAAGAAAATAATGTCAACAGGATTGACAACTTTGTCATCAATCTTGACAGCGCTTTGAGCGTCTACTCCCCAACGTTCGCGCGAAACGTGCTGTGCTGCGGTGATATTTCCGTTTTCGTCGCGCTCAACCTGCCAGAGGGAGCAGTTATAAAAGATCAAATCGTGGATTGTGAGGGCGATTCGGAGCTGCGGGGTCACGAATCCATAGCCTTCAGCGAGCCATGGAGTTGAATTGTCGTCTGAATCTAGAGTGAATCGGCTAGAAATGCCGCTGAAAAGGTGGATTGCACGAGCTACAGCAGGTACCTGCATGGCCTCTGCGACGCTTACAGGGAAGTTTGAGGTGTCAATATCGGGGAAGATGACCGGCGCAAGAGCTGCGGTAGGTGAGAGGATGCCTGCGGGCAGGGAAATAGAGGCCGCTGCATTAGCAACCCAGCTTTGTTTTGAGAAAATGCCCAAGCTAACTCCGTGTTAAATAAAAAGACGCTCGACCCCCGCGCAACCAATTTGCAGGCTGGGCGGAGGGAGCGTCATTTGTCTACCGAAGTAATTGCTTCGGTGTATAACTAATTATACCATTGAATATTTATGCAGTGCAGAGAAGTGTGCTAGTATGCCCCGCCGCGAGGTCGATTAGTAGAGCGTTTCTTGCGGCCTGCGGCGTCGTACAGTGCGTTGGATGCAGCGACTAGGGGAGCCACGTCCGCCGTTGAGTTCCTACGGCCAAAGAGGCGAGCGTCATTCACATAGCGGAAGTTCGCACCTTCAGCACCGGAATCTAGGGATGGGTCTAGAGCGTGAATGAGGTTCCGGTCTGACAGGGCACTCATGAGAATTGCCACGCCTGCCGACACTTCCTTAGCGCCGATGGACTCGATGCCAGACTGTGGAACCCCACGGAGGCGCTGTAGCTCCTGTATGACTGCGAGGTTGTTGCCAATACGGTCATAGACAACCGGCACGCCGCGTGTAGCTCGGAGTAGCTTCGCCAGCTCATTGGGGAGCCATGAGTAACCCGCACGGTGGGCTAGGACTTGCACACAAGGCGTTCCCTGTTCCGAGTACCAAGCCACGGATAACGCTGAGCTGGAACCGTCTGGTGCAACGTCGAAGCTCACGGAGAAGTTAGCCGTAGGCAAGGGCAACATATCCGGCACTTGCGTAGCGGCCCAGTCTTCAGGATCAATTGCAGCGATAGAGGACGCGGACGGGTCAAGGCACAGGAACTCCCTAGCGAACGAGAGGAGGCCTTGTGTAGCGAGGGCCTTCCTAAGGAACTTGATGGAGACAAGACCAGAGGAGAGGCCGGGGTACACGCGGTGCCAGACCGACTCATCAGATGCATCATCCGTAGAGAGCATGGAGTAGTCCAGGATTCCTAGGTCCTCTGTACCCTTGCGGCCTGCGGTTAGGTACTGCCAGAGCAGGCCCTCGCGAGTACGTGGGGGAGTACCTGTGATGATCAGTTGAGCGTTAGGACGGGTAGCTAGTACCGGAATAGCGCCGGATAGCAGATCGTCAGAGACTTTGGAGTCGTATTCGCCAGCTTCATCTAGCAGGATGCAGTCAGCAGCCATGCCCCGGACGGCAGACGCCATAGGTTTGACAGCACGCCAAGAGCTACCGTTCTCCCAAACTATGCGAATCGATCCGTTGGATTTGTAGAACCGGAACGGGCGTGTGGTTTCGTCGGGGTATGCCATTTCCAGTTGACTGCCCAGCTCGGCCAAGAACTGTTGGCTGAGAGTTCCGCTCTGGGCTGTGGAGATGATCTTGTAGCCGGGGATATTGAAGCAGCGAGCTAGCAGGGTGGCTTGAATGCTGGAAGTCTTCGTAGCACGTCGGCCCATTTGAATTACGGCCTCGGGGTATAGCGGGGTACCGTCTTCGTTCTTGGCTTCGAGCAATTCCGCAACTTGAATTCCCTGCGGGAGTAATTCAATCCCCATATCGGCTGCGGCCTTGTGTGCCCCTGTGAGGTCCACGGAATTAGGAATGGGGGAATTGTGTCGGGGCTGCGCTATAAATGTCTCAGCGGTCATTCTGTGACTCCTGAGCGGCATCAGGGAGGGTTTTTGTGGAGCAGGACGCGGGGCTTTGGTCGTCGTCAGAAAAAACTTCAGAATTTTCTAAAATATTTTCAAATTGCGGACGTTCGACCCTCTTTATGCGCGACTGAACTCGTTGCACTTTAGTTTGGCTCGGTCTTGCGTTCGCCTTCATGTTGCATGACGCATGGCTAGCCGCGAGACTCGACGGGCTATCGATGTCAGCCTCACTCAGTCCAGCCAGTTCAGCGAACGCACGAGGAGTTGTGTGGTCGGCGTGCCAGTTCATCTCGGCGGTGACTATCCCGCCACAACGGAAGCATGGAGCAGGCAGCGTGGCCCGTACGATTGCACGCGCACGGTTGCTGCGCTTGGCACTGTACCCGCTAGGCACTTAGCACCTGCGGTGTAGCCACATATCCCCACGCGGGGCAGGCCTTGATGTACTTACCTGTAGACGGGCGGTGATACCAGCTCTTGCCTACTTGCTCAATTAGTGCGGAGCAATTCACGCATACTGTTTCAGTCATGACGATACCTAGATGTTTAAGTCAGTTCGTCATTTGTCTGTTTCTCCGGTCAGCTCCGGTTGGGCCTCATACCCTGGGGGGCGCAGTCTTTCCTGCGTGTCACCTGAGTCATTACCCTTTAGGTTTCGGGGGATTGCTATCTAACGTATTAACCTCGTCGGATTTCTTATTGCCTACTTTGGCAATGATTAGCTTGGCAAGTTCTAGAATGTAGAACCCAACCACGATAACCATTATGGCTTCAAGCGGTAGGCCTAGAAGGCTTGTGTAATCCACAGGTCTTCCTAACTACTATTTGTCAAGTAGTTGACACTTCAATTATACCATTGCCTAGGGCAAGTAGTGCTTCGAGTTCAGCACGGAAGACTGCAATCTCGGCCTTCAACTCTGCGCCTTTGTCTCTCATTGTTCCCCCTTTCCAAATGCTTCAGCCATTGTTTCCCGGCATCTCATGAATAGCTCTTCCTCTGCTGTGAGGTCCTGCTTATCTTCTAGCTCTAGGATTCGGTCTAAGACTCCCTGATACTTCGCGGTCCTCCAGTCTTCGCCGTAAGCCTTGCGATTATCCGCTACTACCTTTGAGTAGTAACGAATCATCTTCTCTGTGTTCATTTCTCCTCCTTACTTTTTAGATACTCTGCATACTCTTCAGGCGTTCCATGTCGCCATGCTCCGCTGTCCAGTGCGCGCTGGTATGTATCCCATCCTTGGATGATTGCTAGGTGTTCCGCCGTGTGGTATTCAATCCACGCTGCATCTCCATATGCGATCATCACGCCCGGTACTTCGATCATTGGATAACTCCTGCTTTCTTCAGTTCCTCGACTACTATCCTGCGTACCATTTCTTCCGTGGTCTCTTCTCGGTTGCGTTCCATCTCGGCTACATATCGTTCTAGTGATGCGTTCATATCCGCTCCTGCGGTCGTGTGTTATTGGAGCGTCGCTGCGTCTTTTGGTGATTAGCTCTGTGCAAGTCCGTGCAAGTCTCTGTGCAAGTTTTTTACTTGCATAAGCCTGCATAGACTTGCATGGACTTGTGTTAAACCTGCATAAACCTGCATGGAGCCAATAACCTGCACACTTGCACCCCCCCCTATAGGGGGGTGCAATGCAAGTAGGCAAGTCAGGTCTTAGTCATCCGAATCGACAGATACCATCATCCATTTAGGACGGCTATCATTTCCGAGATTCTGAATGATCCCCTTGTATTCGAGGGTGGATAGATGCTCTGAAACTACATTGCGGTTAAGGCAGGTCTTCTCAGCAATCTTGAGTGCTGAAGTACAGCCTGCGCCGATTGCTTCACGGACCTTGATTTCATCGAGCATACCGACGCGCTCTTGACGCTCAGCAATGGATAGCTGAGGCCCTTCAGGGATAGCCACGCCGCCTGAACCTGATCCACCTTCGAAGTGAACAGTTTCGATAACATAGTTCAGTTTCTTGTCAGGGTCCTTGGAGCCTTTCACCTTCTCAAAAGAGAGTGTCCTTGTTCCCGTTGCGTTTCTCTTGAGCTTGATAAGCAAATCCATCATTGCTTTTTGAGAGGAAGCGCCACGGCCTGAGCCTGTATCGGTCTTGCCCTCGTGGTGGATAAGCAATGCAAGGAACTTACCTTCGTTCGCCCAATCCTGAATTGGCTTCAGAGCGGCCACCATATCCACGTTGGAATTCTCATCGACGCCAGACAGGATATTGGCCTGAGGATCGAAGACAGCAAGGCTTAGGTCAATTCCTGCTTTGGTGATCTTCTCTCTCATTGCCTTCAGTCCAAAGAGGCCGGGGGCAACTTCCAGAGTTGTGCTGACAGTAAGTGTCTGCCCTTCCGCTGCGTCCCAGACCAGAAGCTTAGAAACGTCCGCTGAGGGGTGCTTAGCCTTCCAAGCTTCAACCATGTCCCAGAACGGTTGCCCACCCTCTGCGGCCACATACAGGACGTGTGAGGGGCCTCTGGTGTTGAGCGGTAGGTTCTGCCACGAGTCCAGCCCTGCACAGATGCTTAGAGCTAGGTCAACCATGGCGATTGTCTTGCCAGCAGAGGATTGCCCATAGAGCTGTCCGATGCCTACAGAAGGGATGTGGTCCTGGACTAGGTGCGGGAGAGCTTCACGAATCTTCAGGAAGTCCACTGTCAGGAACTCGGCGTCTTTCACCATTCCATCCGGTGCTTCGTCAAGCTCTGACTTCAAGAGCTTCGAGTAGCTTTCCAGCGCTGAGGCCTGTTGTAGCTTGTGACCTGCTGAGAAGTGCGAGCTGAACTTATCGGCTGCTTCTGGGTCGGTCTTCTTCAGGGCTGGGAGCGAGTGATAGATAGCATCCGTTACTACTAGGTAGCTGGCTGCTAGCCTCTTGATGAGTTTGTGGATGAACCAATCACCCTCGGTCTTGATGAACTCTGTCCCATCATGTACGTACCAAGCTGCTTCCGTCTTCACGTACACAACGCCACCCTTGATGAACGTAGCCAGAGCCTTAGCGATAGCCAGCTCGGTGCCGGGTATGGTCTCAGGGGTGACGCCGTCGCCAATAAGGCTCTTCTCAAACGCAAGCTTGCGGTCATCGGAAAATATTGCTTCGAGGATTTCACTCTCGGATTTGATTTCTAGGTCCAC